AGAATTTCCCAGCCCGGATTATCTTTGGTAAACACATAGTTCACATAGTCCGTGGCTTGTTCTGCCATAGCAACATCTTCTGGGCCGTGAGGGTTGAACTTAACCATCTCGTCGCCAGACGCAAACACGCGCATCAGGGACGGTTTAATCCACTCAATCGTGTCTTGTACCGTGGAATCTACATACTGGCTACGCCCCTCCACCTCGTTTCCAAACGGCAGACCATAGTAGTATTGCATGGCCTGTTCACGCTGGTGGGATATAGTATCCCCCATATAACCAAGAGAGTCGGTGATTTCTCCACGAATCCTAGTTACCAGTTCTTCTTCGGTAAGTTTTTCAGCCATTAAATAATTCCATAGTTTCTATACTCAAGATCTCGGGTCCATTCTGGATCTTTGCCAGACACTGAGAACCTGAGAGACATTGCGGCGTATCGGGTGGCGCTCATAAGGTCATCACGAATGGGCACAACCTTGCCCTCTTTTCTGTGATACATCCTGAACTCCTCCCACCAATCGCCGAGGGTTGAGAAGACTTTGAACTTGTCTGCTTCCATTCTCTGTAGGATGGACATGATGCCCTCCTCTATAGAGTTTCCGCCTTTCTTCTCCCCTAGGGCTGGGGGGTTCTCAAAATGAAACGGCAGAAAGTTACACCCGTGGTTTCTAAACTGATCAGCCAACCCGGGGTTGCCCATGCTGTCTCGCCTGTTACCATCATGCGGCCATGCTATCGGGATGAAAGCAGGGCGCGTCTTTATTACTGTAGAGTGAACCGCTGGTGACGCTTTGGCTTGCCTGTAGCAATCATACACGTACACCACATCCTCATCTTTGTCCCACGCCATCCATACGCACGCTGTGGGGTGGTCAAATCCAAAGTCTATACCGCATATGCGCGGCCAATGCTCCTCTATCTCAATTGGGTCTATAATTAGCTTTTCTTCCATCACGGGGTATACCAACCCACTGCCGATCGATGGTCGTCCGTATCGACGCATCTCTCGCTCGTGTGGAGAATATGAGGAGAGAATCTGTTCCATGACAGATTCGTTTAGATGTCCTCGGGCACCTCCCGCGCTTAAAATCTTTTCAGAGGCATCGTCCCATGTGGCGTTAACAATAGCTTGACCGGGCTTTATGCTGTTTATAAACGATGCTACCGTTTCAGTCATGCCGCGCTCAGGGGTGAACGTCATGTAAACCATCCCCCGCCTGTCGAGCGTTCTGGTGACCGCCTGACTATACAGCTCGCGGCTTGGTTCCTCGTCAAGCCACACGCAATCCACGCTACGGCCCTGCCATTTCTCAATACCCATCTCGTAAGCTTTGAAGAATAAAGATGAGTTCCCACCACTAACGTGCCTGATCAGGGCTACCGATTTGGCGTTAGGTACACCCGGTTTACGCTCGACCTTTATTATTAGTTTTTTAGGAATTGCACCTGAGCCAAACGCTTCGGGATCATCTGGGGAACCCAGTAATTCGTACTGTACAATGTCGCGTGTTGTTTCGTTGCTAACCCCACCGGCCCACGCAACTATTGGCTGGCGATATCTGCGACCGTTCCACCAAGACGGATACAGTCCAGTAACATGATAAGCAAGCTCTGCAGCGCCGCAATAGGACTTGCCTATGCGGTTAGCGGCCATCAGGAGGCGCTGGTTAGCTTCTCCGCCTGTGTCGTGGAACCGCTGCTGGTATGGGTACGGGTCGTAGTAATCTAGCTTGTTGTAGCGTTCACGCTGACGTAACTCCCTAGCGACCTCTACTGCTTGCTCTAGTTCGTTCCGTATAACCGGCGGCGCGGGCCGCTTGGCCTTGACGTTTTGCAGCTGACTTACTTGCATAGCATTTCCCGTTTTTACCCCACTTGTAGCCTTTGCCGCCACCCGGCAGCGAACACGATTGTATAGGCATCAGTTCACCAGTTCTGGTATTTCTGAGATATCAGAAGTTCCTATTAGAGCCTCTAGCTCCCTGCGTAGTTCATCGGTGGAGGCTTGCTCTACATGGGAAATCTCCTGCTGTATCTTCTCGGTTGGCTTGAGGCCGGCTCTATCCAGCACATCCTTGACCGCGCCCAGACGTACAGACTCGCTCTCTGCGCTCTGTGCCAGCTGCTGCAGCTGAGCTATAGCTCCGGGCACGCAATCCTGTAGCATACGCTTTTGACGCTCCTCTATCTCCGCGTAGAACTTGTTCTTTAGCTCGTAGCCACGCTGTTTGGGAGACGAGTAGCCAGCAGTACCAGCGGCTTTAGCTGCATTGCCGGTGAGGCAATACTGCTCGATAAACGTGTCTTGCATTTCAGTTCTCATTCGTATAGTTCTTCCCTTTTGCGTTTTTCGGGTAGTGCGAGTCCAGCACCAACACCCGGCAATCCATATCTTGTTCCGTAGAATCTAGCCCTGTATCCAAGTGGAATACTTTGGTCTGCGGTCAAACCGCGCATTGCGGCTAGCTCCTCTTTGGTCATGCCCAGCATATCAGTTCCTGTCTTCTTTGCAACAACTTCAGAAACCTCTTCTGCGCCAGATACCGGAGTTGTTCGAGTACCGACTGGGACGCCCCCTCTCTTGGTAATTATTTCAGCCATCTCTTGTCTAGCTTTATCCAACCCGGCTTCTGTGATCTCAGGAGTCCTGATTGTTTTGGGCTTGTGTACAGCCAAAAGCCTGTGAGGCATTCCGGCTTCCATCACCTCTTTTACTGCACCTTTGCCCAAATCAAATTCATCGGACAACCAGAACGTGGTGGTGCCATTGGGCTTTACTTCAGCTACTGAGTTAAAACCACCCTTGTAAAAATCTGACTTTCTTTTCGGAGAGTACTGAAACAGGACTGATCCGTCAGCCCCCTCCTCTATGCGCCCTACCTTTGGACGCCATTCTAGCGAATCAAAGTATTTCCTAAACTCATCAGCAGTTCTAGCACCGGCTTTGTAAGCTTTAGCTATAGCCACGTATGCTGGGGTCATTTGCGCATCTGACGGGGATGTCGCAGATCCAGCGGATCTCTTTTCCAGCATCTGGGTCATAATAAAATTATCACCCTCTGTTTTCCACCCCTTATTTCCGTTGATCATGGTGGAGATCAGGTCTGAGTTTTTAGTGGCTACTGCATTTTTAGACAATGGCAGCTGGCGTAGTTGATCAGCAAGCTTGGTCGAATCTATGTACTTGGCTTCGCCCCAGTGAATGTTGTCCCACTGTTTTACCACATCAGACATCTCTATGCCTTCTCGCTGAGCCAACTTGACCATGGTGTTTAGATCGCCGGTAACGATCTTGTTCCACTTCTTAATCTTGTCTTTAGCTGCAGTAGACAGGGATGATGTGCCATCCTCGGCTACTTTCCAACTGTCAGGGTTCGAGAATATTCTGCGTGTCTCATCAAAATATTCGCCAATCCTGTCAAACTTCTGTTTTGATATTCCCTGAGATCTCCAGCGCCAAGAGTCTTTCAGGCTAAACAGCTGCCCCATAAAATCCTTGGTGCCACGCCATGCACCCTCAATCATTGCTGCGGCTGGGGCTCCCGGTGCACCCGAGTAAAAGCTGACCTTTTGCTCTTGTCTTGGACCGTAGGACATTATATTCTCTACAGCCTCACCTTTGGATCTCGCTGGCTGCAGGAAACGGCTGCTACTCATAAACTCAAGCAGGTTGGGCATATTGGCACGCCAGCCCCTGAGAGCTTCTCTGCCGGCCAACCCTGCAGCCTTAGCACCACCAAGACCGGCAACGTCCAGCAGACCAAATAAGTAATCCATCTTGCCCGGGTCTGTACGCGGATCTGCTGACTTTCCAGCTACGTCAGCTATGCCGGAAACAAGAATTCGTGGATCTAGTAAAGTCTCAGCTCCGGGCCTCATTCCGCCCACAGCGGCTGCATCCTCTGGGTCTACGTGCCCCCTAACGGTACTGTGCATAAACGGCTGTGCGACGTTGTAGATGGCCTCTCGTATAGGCTTACCCTTGAACGGGTCAGTGGCTTGCGGACCAGACATCCATGCTTCAAGCAATTCAGCGGATGGCTCGCGTCCGTAACGCCTATGGTAATCCTCGATTGCTGCTGCTAATTCTTCTGGGCTCATATTAGGGTAATCTTATATTAGGGGAAATTACCCCTCGCTTAGAAAGTACAATATATATACACTTCAAAAAACAAAAGGGGGGCCGCCGCCTCTTCAGATCTGATCAGACTCTTTTTTTCGGCCGGCCGGGGTCATTCTACATTTAACATAACATTGGTTACGCGAACCATTCCCATTGTGCGGGTATTATTCGATCGGTTAAGCGGTTCGAACCAGCGAACCGACAACGCGAACCGGTTCGGCGGCGTGTGCGCGCGTGTCGAGTCCATCATTCAGTAACGCTCAGCTACTAGTAGTGGTTGCAATCTACAGCCGCTGTCGTCATACTGGCCGTGTTCAATCAATTAAATGGAGCTAAATCATGAACGATATCAAACAAT